TGTTGCAGAACCAACATTAGTAATTTGGTAGAGATTATTATAATCTTGATATGTAGTTGAAGTTACACCAGAAATCTTAATAACATCACCAACATTATTGTAAATCTGAGTAACAGTAAGAACTGCATCACTAAATCCTGCATAAGTTCCAATGCCAGTAACAGTGAGAGTATTGCCAATTCCATAGGCACTACCACCATCCATAATCTTAACATCAGTGATACTTCCTGAACCATCAACAGTAATCTTTGCAGTTGCATACTGACCAACTGTTGAACCAGCAAATCCTACCAGAGATGCATTGTAGTAATCTCCAGCAACTCCAGAACCATAACCAGCACCAGCGCCAGTAATTGAAACCTGAGTAATACGATTGAGTCCGTGATCTAATGAAGTGTAAATCTCATGCGAAGTAGATGATGTTGAACGAATATCAGTCAATCCAATACCAATGTCACTGTCTCTAAGTGACTTATTAATTGTTTCTTTTGTTAAACTGTTACGAACATCATTGATGACTACTTCACCAATCAGTGAGGAAGATGCAAAAGATTTGGTTTCTTCTGGATCTGCTTTTGGATTGTCTCGATTAATTTGGGGATAAAGTTCCTTAACTGGCTGTGAGAACTTTTCAGATGTAAATGGTGCTACTGATGGTGCATTTGACGAATTAATCAAAGTGAGATAGTATACTCCATCCTGCTCACCTGCAATATATCTTTGTGCTTCTTCTGTTCTGTAGATATAATAAGTATTGCTAAATTTCTTTCTTCTAAAATATGGAAGAGAAGTAGATCTATTTGTGGTATCACTCGTGAATGTACCAGGATCAGTAGTCAATGCATAACTAAACTGTTTAGTATTTGCAACTGAAGTGACAGTAAAGGTTCCATTAAATCCAAGATTTGGTTCACCAGTTGTATTGTTAGTACTTGTTACATTTAAAACTTCAACTTGAGAACCAACTGTAAGATTATGAGGAAGTTCAGTTGTAATATTTACTACATTAGTACTCCAGGTTGCATTCGCAATAAACTTAAAGTTTCTAAATTCATTAACATTACTAATTGAACCAGATCCAAAGTAAGTCTGGATTTCACTATCTGTTGCTCCAATCGTAGTATTACTTTCTTGAATAATAAATCCATCACTTGGAGGCCTTGCATTAGTACCAGAATCTGATGGGATGACATAACGAACACGATAGATTGTATCAGTTGCGTTACGATCGTCAGCAAGACGATTGAAATAAGTTCTTGGAGTCGCTTCGCCAAGAACACTAGATCCAAGACTTACGATTGTAGAATAAATGGTATTTTCTGATGATGCTGTCGCAACTTTAACATACCACTGCCCTTGAGTTTCGTCATACTGAACTGGATGTCCAATATCTCCAGGATTTTTGTCACTGACACGACTTACGACACTTAAACGACCACCCTTATCGTTAATAGTTAACTCATTAGCACTAATTGCATCATTAAGTGTTTTTGCAATTTGAATTTGAGTATTGGTTGTTATTCCACTGCTTGGATTTCCATTCGTAATCGCATAATAAACAGTGTTTGGAACTAACCCATCAGGAAGTTGACCACTATCACTAATTACACGAACACTTTCTCCATTTGCAAAACTATGAGCAGAAGTGAGAGTAATAGTACTATTTGCAATGCTATTAATTCCCACACCACCATTACCTTTCCCAACAAAAAATGATTTTTCACCACTGGTCTGAGAACCAGGCATTACAATCCTTGCGATATATTCATTAGATGCAACGAGAACTTTTAGTTCATCATTTTCTCTTGCACCAATTCTGTAACCTTCTAAAACATTTTGTGGAGGAACATCTGAATTAGTCTGCGCATAGAGATATAGATGTCCAGTAGATGCAACACCTACAGTTGTATTAACATCAATTGAATTAAACTCGATTGATTTTTCAACTCTTGAGATTTCTTTTGGTGGAATGATATGGGTAATATATCCTTGATCGTCTTGAGGGAATGCGGCTCTTCTAAAACCTGATGCTATAAGTGCCTTTGCGCCAAAGTTTGAGTTAGAGTTGGTGATGGACATATCTCCACCACTTTCAACAGAAAAGTGCTCAGCATAACCAATTGCAAACACTGACACATTCTGGATAAATGCATCATTAATTGCTTTAATATGGAAGTTACGATATTCTGGTTTGAATGTTGATCTAGAATTTGTACTGATCGTTTCATTTCCCGGAATAGTACTATCATTATAAGTTCCGGAAGTTTCATCATAAATTACAAAGGCATTATCATCTTTCTGTAGACCAATTCCCGTGAATTGGGCAATCACCATTGATTTAAATCCAGTTGCTTTATCTCCATCAGCAAGAACACCACACATTCCATAAACAGAACGAAGAGATACATTAAAGATATATGGTGATGCCGAAGTTACTGTATCGCTGGTAAGAGTTAAGAATGACCCAGTAACTGATGGTAGTGGATTTGCTGGAGCATTTTGTACTTGATATTGAAGCTCAGTATCACTTAATCTTTCACTGACTACAAACTGACCATCATATCCGGATGCAGTAATTCCATTTATTCTAAATGGAGTATCTACGTCTAAACCAGGAACTGCAGTTGTAGTGGTGACTGTAATAATTTTTGTAGGTATTACACCATCTCCTGCACGAATACTTGAAATACCTGCAGTTGCTCCGGTAGATCCTACAATACGATACTCATCAATTTTTGGTTGAATGTCAAGACCTGATGATGGATAATCTGGTTCAACTGCTCTTCCAGAAGATTGTCCATAGGCAAGTCCAACCTTTTCATAATACATATCAAGATCTGTACGATCTGTCGAATATGATTGGAAAGTATCACTAATAACAACGGGATTTACGCCATCAGCATACTCAAAACAAGACAACTTGTGATGAGAAAAATTAGGAACAAAAGTGTTACTAGTATAATCAATATAACAGGTTCCATTTGGATCTGCATCAAACATAGAGAATTGCCAGAGATAACAAGCACCGGTTACTCTGAAGATGCAAGATCTTTCTATGTTATCGTTAGTTGGATTTGGAACATATAAAGGTCTTATTTTTGTTTTTCTAAGATCAAGACCTACGATAGATGTTCCTCTGGGAATTATGACACCGCCGTGAATACTGTTTAATTTATAAAGTTGATTGTCTGGATCTGTTAAATCAAATTTTGAAATAAGATCGAATGGTGGAAAATCGTTCGATGTCGCCCCACCACGAAGTCTAAAGTTATTTGCACCATCTGGTATCCATCCTGGACGATTATCAACAGCGTGATCGCCAGGAAATAAAAGAATAGTGGTCTTTCCAAATCTATCGTTGTTTAGACCTCTCTGATAAGAAAATCTAGCAGCTTCAATTAATGCCCTCTGAATTGTCAAAAATGGACGAGTTAATGAATTACCTTGATTTTCAATAGAATCTGTAGCATCAAGACTGTTAGGATCTACATATATGATATTTCCTCTTACAGATTTGATGAAATTGTCAAGACGACTTAATCCCATTTTTTATTACTTTATAAGTTCCTTATCACTTATTTATCATACAACAAAACCTCCCAAGAAAGTTTCAAGGGAGGTTCTGAAGCACACGGAAGGGATTTTGGTTAGTATCGCCTTTACTATTTTACCACTTTTGCTTTTCCCATGTCAAGCGTTTTTAAGTTCCTTATTTTTTACTCACTTTGTTTGCATTCTAACATGTATTCTACAGTATTTGCTACATCATTCATTGCATCACGAAGAAATGGACGTTGACCAGACTCTTGTTTACGTATTGGACGAGAAGAATCTGTTAGTGTCCAACGCCATTGCTTCATCCCTTCGCAGTACCAGAGTTTAATGTTCATTTTTGAAGTGTTCGAGTTCGACCCAATTAAGGAGGGTTTGAAATGCTGTGATGGAAGCATCTGTGCAATTATCGTCCTTAAGTTTTTGAACATAATATTCAAGTGCTTCAATGACCATTTGACGGTCTTGTTGTGAAATTAATGACATTTGGAGTTTTATAGAACTCAAGCCCCCGATCTGATTCGAACAGACGACCGACGGTTTACAAAACCGTTGCTCTACCACTGAGCTACAAGGGCAAATTAATCAACAGGCAACATTTCTGGGTTTTCTAAATCCAAATCATAAAGCAAAGGGTGACATTCTTCTAACATGAGGTAGTAAGAAGATTGATACAAGTCCTCTGGTTCAAATCGTCTTTCGTTGTCTGCTAAATTGATTAACTCCAAGTCAAATAAAGATTCGTCAGGGAGTTCATCAAAAGTAAATGGAATTGAATTTATAAAGTACATTAAAACAATTTGTCTTCCGCGATTGTACCAGACATATGCGGCATCAATTCTGTACTTCATAGTAATATTCCTATTACTTTTGAGTATTTAGAGGATAAACCTCAATGCGAGTAGGGAGACTTGAACTCCCACAGGGTTGCCCCCAACGGATTTTAAGTCCGGTGCGTCTACCGATTCCGCCATACTCGCATAAAAACTTACGCTTTGTAAGTACTAGGATTATACTTGAGGAACTCCCAGAATGTCAACTTCATTTCTTTTTGTGACATACCGCAGTGCTTTGCTGCTTGAGGAAGATTCCACTTTGCACGAAACAAGTTATCATTTGCTTCCTTCACATTCTCTGGTGTTGTTTTCACTGGTTCTTGTTTCAGTGCTTTGTAGTTAATGCGATAAGGATTCATTTTGAAAAAAGTATCGTGTGAGAATTTTGCCGGGAAAATTTTTCCACCCAAAATGGAATTACAAGTCGATTTTGGTTTTAGAGAGGATTTGCGTATGAGAGTGTCTCGGCATCCACTGTAGCACGAACGAAGTCTAGCACATTCATAAACTCTTCTACAGTCTCACAAGTTACTTGCTTTTCTGACCCTTCACTAGAATACAGATACACTGTACGCTTTACAGGGTCAACCACGCAGCGTGAGAGGTACTCGTCTTGCATCAGATCATTCATCGATTACCCAAGTATCATAGCACGGTCTGTCCCTGGTGTCAAGGGATGTAGGGTTCCTGATCTCCAGGATAATCCTTCGCACTAGTCCCCTCATACTCTGAAATGTTTCTTGGGACATCTTTTCTTTGTCCATAGACAACATAAGAACAATTGATTGGCCCTCCAAGGTTATTTTTGACAATTATATTTGTACCCCATTCAATTTTTTCTACAAAAAGTTCTTGATATACTCCAATGGGTGTTAATGAAATCCCTATTGTTTCAATATCAACTAAGTCTTTCCAATAATCTGGCAATTTGATTTCAGTATTATTTTCAAGTTTACCTCTTAAATATACTTCTGCTTCCGGTCCTTCCAAACAAATATAACGAAGACGATATCCTTCTTTTGATGGATGTTTGATATCAAATGCTTTTACTGCACCAACTGAGTTTCCATACCAAGTTCCAATAAAATCTGCTGCTGTGACTGTTCCTGTCACATCTACATCACCACTGAAATTAGTTTGAGTTGCCTCAACATTAAAAGTTGGGATAGGTCCAGTACTTCTTTCTAGAGTCACGGTAGAAGTATTGGAACCATTTAAATGCATATAAACATAATCTGCAGGAGATGATGTAGTATTTGCAAGAACCATTGATACATCAGAAAGGTTAAAATAACCTTCAAAAACATCTACTGAAAAATCATCATTATCACGATATTCTATTAAAGGTGCTGGTCCTGCAAAAGTTCCATACTTTTGAAATGAAAATGCCATTACTTCTCAGTCTCCGTAATTAATCTGGGGATATCTTTTCTTGTACCAAAAATATGATAAAAACAATGGATGGGAATTCCCCCCTTTGATTGAAGATAAACTTTATTATCTGATATTCTTTTCACAATAATATCTTGATGTGCTCCAACTGGAGTGATTGATACCGTAATAGAAGACTCATCGACAAGACCAGTCCAATATTCTGGTAGTTCAATTTCAGTTCTATTTAATAATTTTCCACGAACATAGACTCCATTTTCTGGACCTTCTAGGCAAGTATGAACTAGATTTTTTTCTGGTTTTGTTGGATGATCAATTACAAAGTTTTTGACAGATGCCTGAAGAACTCGTGTTCTTACTACTTCAGCTTCAACATATCTGGATTTTAGTAAAGTATCAACTCTTACAAAACTTTGAAACCTTGAATAAAATCTTACCCATAAAGAATATAATGGTGATCTTGAATCTGAATTAAAGGTTCGTCCAACCATCAAAGACGAATTAACTCCGGCATATTCACCTGCCGCCCCAACTTGCATTGGACCTTCTACGAATGCAGATCCATTAACTTTGCCATTACCTACTCCCATCATAATAGGTTGTCCAGAACCAACCATAAGTTGACCGCCAACAGCGATATCATCTTGACAGAATGCCATTAGTTACCTCCTAATTTTTTTATTGATTAATAATTTGGAAATTTCTTCCACCCACTTTTGAATCTTTATTTGCCACCGAATCAGTTACACCACGAACTATTGATGAGTAAATTGCCATACAACTACTTGCAACGATCTCTGCTCTACCTGCTGATGCAAGTTTATACATTGTTTTTGCATTAATAAGAACCTTATTATCTGCATCTAATTCGATATTCTCATTTGCTTTAATTCTTACATTCCCCTTTGATCCTCCTTCTCCTACTGCAATTAATTCAATATCAGTTCCTTGTAATCTTATTTTACCATTTGCTGCAACAATGTCAATATTTCCATTTTCAGCATTAATAAAGATAGTATCTTGTGCCTCAACATTATCCATACCTGCTTTGATGGACATATTCCCTGGACTAGTAATCGTAGTCCAACCTTTTCTTTGTCCATCCTTATCCATCGTAAGTCCATGTCTTCCATCAGATGCCTGAAGAAGAACATCAGAAGTTACTGATGCATCCTTGTGAATGTGTCCAAAAGAAATGGATCCATGATCATTACCATAACGAATTGCAGTATAGTTCTTTTTGGATGTGTTATTTGCTGGTAAAGATCCTTCTGCATATGCAGAACTTCTAGGTGCTCCAACTCTTGTATTAATTCTATTCTGAGGAGTTGCCATAAGAACTTATTTCAATGACCTATTTAGATTAGATTCTCTGGAGTACCAGGAATATTGAGTCTAGGATCATTGCTAGTAATATCAGTACCCTGTCTCTGAATTGCACTTGGTGGTGTAGTAACCTGTGCATCAATACTCTCTTGAAGAGTATCATAAACTCTTACAGGATCACCAACTGTTTCATAGAAACCTGCAAAACGAACACCATCTTCATAGTAAACTGCTCCATAATATGCTCTTCCATCTACATATCCTGTTTGCTTTAATCCCACAAGATCTGTAACTTGAATAAGTCTTTCTGGAAGAACAATTGGATCTCTTACAACCTCAAAGACTGGTCTGAATGTTGCATTAACTCCTGTTGCACCAGTAGGACTATCTGGGGCAGGAACGACAGTAATTGTAGGATATTCAGTAAACCCAAGTCCTGGATTCAAAACTTTAATCTCTTCAACCCTACCAAAAGGACCAAAGACAGGTTCAAGAACTGCTCCATTATTTGGTGTAATTTGTATTTGATCTGTAGAAGAATAGTTAATTCCAGGATTTTCTACAATAACTTGCTTCAGTCGTAAAGAAACTGGGTATCCTTGATTAGAAGGAATTGGTCTTAAATATCCACTTCCAGGATCATTTACAATAACATCTGTAACTACACCTCTACCACGAATCTTTTTTGGACAAGGGGGTGGTATAAGAATTGCACCAATGCCTATTGGATTTTCATCCCAAGATTTGCCAAAATTCTGAAGAACTGTAACATTTTTACGAATATCTACAGCAAATCCAGTAGGGTTATCTCTAAAAACACTTCTTCTTTCAGAGACATTGGTACATTCAACAACAATATCATATGTTCCCTGAGTTACATTCACTTTAAATATTTGAGGATTCTCAGAAAATGTTTGGGATGTTAGTGCAGGAGAATTTCCTATTTTTAGTTTTGCATTATTATCTGCTAAGAATTTAACATCATACTGACCGCTTTCTGGGAAATTAACTCCTTTCCAAATATAAGTTTTAGTTCCATTTATTGCTGGATTTTCTGAATTTAGTGGAGGTAAAAATGGAGATACAGAATCACTATTCATAAACTCTACCCAGCTACTGGTTTTAAAGTTGAATAGTTGGGGTCCTTCATAGGTTATTCCATCTCTGGAAGTTCCTCCACTTTGCCAGTCTTTCGTTCTAAAAATCTTCTGATATACTTGATTGAAAACTTCAGTCTTTTTATTTTCAAGTTGAATACCAATAGTATGACGACCTTTTGGAATAAAAACTTTTTGAAACTTTGGTTTATCTACAAAATCTTTCCAAACATCATCACCAGAAGTTTTGACATCAAATGCCAAATTTCCATCAACATAAATCCTAGCAGTATTATCTCTTTGAACTGCAAAATTATAAAATCCATCATAAGGAATATCAATATCCCAAGAGTTAGCAAATAAAGTTCCACCAGCATCACTTCCTGGAGTATCTAATGGTGGGACTGGTGAAATTGCATAACGATTAAAGAAATCTCCCCAAGGTTCTTTTTTACCTTGTGGACTTTTTGATCCAGTAAATTGGACAGGATACCATTGTTCCTTTGCACCAGGAAATCTAGTAGACCAAATTGGATTTGGAGGACATCTTCCTTCTTGAACTGGTGCAGGTTCTTGTGGAATAGTAGGTTCTGGAGCATCAATAGTTAATGAAATTCCCATAGGATTTTCATTCCAGGATCTAGTAGATACGATATCAGACAACACTTCACCCACAGTAATATCAATAGCAATTCCCATGGGATTAGATCTTGCTAATACACCTTCATAACTTTGCTTTAATTTAGTTCTAATTGGATAATTTCCTGCTTTAAAAAAGTGAGTTTTTGTAACTTCTCTCCATCTAACTCCATTATTACCATTAGAACTAATTTGAAAATCACCAATATTTAAATCTACAGAATCATCTACAGCAAATTGAATTGTGTATGTCCCATCTATTGGAAAATTAACATTAGACCAAATAATTTCATGCTCTCCAGAGAAACTCTGTTTTTGTGCTTCATTACTATTTGGATCAAATGGGAGAACTGAGCTCTTATTCATCAAAGAATTAAATGTATCCGTTCCCTTCCATCTATATGGTTTTCCTCTCCAGAGTGTTCTATTTGCTCTACCAATAAAATCAACTGTATTGAATACTTTTCTTGTTCGTATAGTGGCAACTTCATTGAGGGGAATATTTAATAAATCAACACGAATGTTATGAAGTCCCTTTTTAATAGTTTTCTTAATGGGGGTTACTCCACCAGAAAAATTTCCAAGATCAAAAACTTTTAAATTATCAACATATAATTGTGCATTGTTATCACACAATCCTCTAAAAATATAATCACCATCTGTAGGAAAATCTTCTGTCCATTCAAAGGTAAATAATCTTCCAGCAAAATCACTACCTCTTACATTTGAGGAAGAAACTGGTGAGATTGCATGAGAGTTCATGAACTCATTCCAATCAGGAAAAGTTACATCATATTTTGATGGAATAATTCTAGTGTCGCTAGAACTAATCTTAGTTGGTTTTGCAGTCCTTGTTGACCAAAAAGGTGTTCTTGCCAGTCTTCTTACAGTTTCTTGAAATTCTTCAACTTCTTTACGAATTGGATCTTCTCCAGGATCAGTATATAATCTTGGTTCCCAAGGACCTAAATCTTCACCGTTAGGTCCATATCTTCTACCATATCCAACCTCAGTAGGTTCACAAATTTCATAATCTTCAAAGTCTGCTTCATTCTCATAAGTTTCAATTGTTTCAGTAACCTCTCCAAGAACAGCAGTTAATTTAGTTCCTGTTCCATAGTTGCAATTATCTTTTGCTGCAACTATTGGTGGATATTGATATCCGTTTCCACCACGAACAACATCAACTGCGAGTAGTGCTCCATCACGACCTATGATTGGATTTCCTGATGCACCTATTCCACCTCCACCAAAAAATTGAATTATAGGAGGACCACATTCTTTCTTTTGATTAATTCCTCCACAATCATCAGTAGAAGTTAAAATATTTGGATCCAAATTATTAACTTCATTAATATTCAAATACTGAATGGTATTATTACCATTTCTAAAAATAAATGTCGTTCCCGGATTTTTAATAGCATATTCATTTGCCTGACATATAGTAGCACCTTCAACCAATCCAAGATTTGGATCAATATATCCTACACGAATATCATCTTTTGTTGGTGGTCCAAACAAATTAAATGCCATACTAGAATTTTATATTTCTATTCTTAGTCATAATAAGAGTATTTATTATGCAATGTTAGAAACTCTTTGCTGAATTTGTTCTGGAGAACTTGCATCCACACGAGGATCAAGATCTGCAGTATCCTTTCTTGGAGTTGCAAATGGAACTTGTGCTGTTGGTCTTACTGGAGCAGGATTTTGTACTGCTCTATCTACATTACTAAATCTTGGTTGCTGTGCTTCTTCTGCTGCCCCACCCCCATTCTGTAAGGTATAATAATCACAAACAGGACAATTTGGTTTTAAATCGCATCCAAAAATATCAAGAGAAATATTTTCAAAAGTAAGTGCTGATGTAATACTGCCAGTAATATTTTCAATGAATCCCCCAACACCACCAGACCCAACAACACCAATCAAAGAAAGACCTTCTTGAATATCATTCAAAAATTCACTAACATTATTTAAAACATCATCAACAGTATTATTCATGTCATCCATATTTGCCGCAATTATATTTCCAGTTAAGTCTTCTACTGCACAAATTGGCACATAAGGAGCACCGTTAGAAGGTGATGGATTTTGAGTATCTAAAATATCAAGTAAAAATCCTTCAATTTGTCCACATAAATTCCCAGTAATTTTGCTATAAAGACATCTAATCAGTTCAGTGATTCTTTCTCTAACATCATAATACAGATATCTTTGATTGGGGAACATTTTGTCAACAGTTTTCGACAATGCTTTATTGATTTGTTTCATTACATATTCAAAAATTTTATCAAAAATAATTTTCATGTATTTTGCAATAGTACATGCAAAATTTGAAACTAATGCTTGAATATCACTCAAAATCTGAGAAGCAGCATCAACATAACTTAATGCAGATTGGAGAATTTTATCAATTTGCCTGGTTAAATTATCAATTTCAGTCTGCATTGCCTTCATTGCAGATCCTGGCATATCACATGGACTCATTACTACAGTTTTATTTAAATATAAATCAAGTCGTTTTGCATCTGCAATACTTTGTTCATGAACTGCATCGGCATTCTCTCTAGTTGCTCCTGGTCTTGAAGGAGAAGATGGAGAATTTGCTTGCTCACAACGATTTTTAATTCCTGTTGCAACTGCTCGCTGAATAAATTCATCTCTCGCAAGACCAGTCAGACCTCTTGCTTCTGCTTCTGCTCTTGCACTTTGTTGATCTTGGAATTGTGCTTTAGAAAGTGGTTGATCAGATCTTAATCCAAACTTATTGACTGCAACTCCTGAAGGTGGAGGAGCACACTCCTTAGATTGTTCCGGATCTTTTGGTTTGTTTATAACAAGTGCTTCATCAGGAACTTTGATATTTGGATCTTTATTGCCATCAGCAGGTTCTGCAAATCCACTAGTTGCAAGACTTCCTGGTTGAGTATTTGTAACCTTGTTATCACCAATTTTTGTTGATAGTGAAGTTTGAGCATTATTTCCAAGAACACCCATAATGACGGGGACTTGTTGCTCCTGACCATCCAAAAAGAAACCAAACACCATCATTCCCTGACGAAGATTTGATGTTTGTGATGCTGCTGCTTGACCGCCGCCAGCAGTCACAGGATACATCAACTGTGCCCAAGGAAGTTGATCAGAAGGAATCTCAGTCTCCCCCTGATCATGAAGACCAATAATTCTTACTTTATACCTTCTACCCCAACCAGGAATAGAATCCTTATTATCAAATTTTCCCGGAATTATATTATCGCGCCAAGTAGAGTCACTGACGATTTGTCCAATCCACCAGTTAAAACTTGCTCCTAGAAAACCCGAATTAAATAAAGATCCACCTTCCATTAATTATTAGTCCTCATATATTCTACATTCAAGAGAATCTGGATGTGTATCACAATACAATTCTAAAGGAGTTGGGTCGTGGTCTTCATCAGGGTGACTTACTTGATATTTTTCCAAAGAATCTAACTCATCCTCTAAATGGCGTCTACGCTGACCACTTGTATTTGGATTATCAAGTTCATCGCGGTCATCATTAATATGTTGTTGAAGAGTTCTGTCTGTCATAATGGAATAGTTCTTGAGGTATGATTACCAGTTCTTCCAATAGAATCTCTAACTAAATTGAGTTTAGTATAAGTTTCTTTTGTAGAAATGTAATGACATAAATCTGCTATAATATATAGACCGCCATATTCCCTATTAATCTCTTCATCGTTCTTGGCAAGCTGCTTAGCATCACAATAAACAACGTCCCCAGCATGAAGAGAGAAGTCTCCAGGTATTGTAACTGTACTTTTTAATGAAAACAGTTGATTATATCTCATAATAGATTGGTTTAAAATATTTTTAGGTTCAAAGTTTTCTTCTTTTGATTTTTCAATTTGCTGCTGAGTGTTTCCACTAGGAAGAGTTCCTTTATCCAAGAGATAATAGGTTGTCCTTGAGAAGTCTTTATTCTGCCCTGTTTGATTAAACTCTGGATTTAACACTGGAAGTTCTTTTCCTCCAAGTTTAAGAGACTTCTCTTTTTCTTTTGCATTGGGAGTAAGAACTTCATAGTAACAATTGAATGGATCAAATAAAACAGTGCGTGTAGAGAAAGCACCAATCTGCAGTTTCTCTTGAACATCGACACGATTATCTTTTGAATAATCAAGTGCTTTTAGATCATAACCCGAAGGAGTATTATTCCCCCCAGAATCTGGTGTTTGGTTGAAGATAATAGATTTTTTCTTCTCTTGACTTAATAAAGAATCTATAGATTTAAATCGAAATCCTTCTGAAGTTTCATAGAAAAAATATCCAGCAGTATTTCCTTTTGCTTCAGCAAAATTTGGAACTGCTTTTTTAGATAACCAGTTCATTGCATAATATGGTTTCTTATTATTACCAATGAAATTATATGTATTAGAAGTCTCTTCAATATCTAAGTTTTTTTGAGTTGCAAGATAATTTTGATCTGTTAAGATTGTTCGAATATGACTTGAGATCTTTCCATCGAATCTAGTATTCAATCTTATTTTCTCGTTTAAAATATATTCTTTCGAAACCAAATCAAGTTGAACCATAGATTTAGTTGTGTCATCAGAAAGTGGAGTTACTTTATTGACATATAAAACCAAATCTAAAGTTTCTTCATTATTATCTTTAAATTTAATTTGTACTTTTTCTTGCCCAACGATTGGCAATCCTTCCAAAGCACTCTTATCATTAATTGTATTACCAGTATCAGCAAAAGTTACTGTTGCTCGAATAGTATCCTGAAGAATACTCTCATAATACATCAAACGAATTGTGCCATTGGTAACACTCACACTCTGTTGATTCTTATTAGAAATAATATCAATCCTATCAATAAAAGACGCTTCTGCACTTTTTGTAGTAATCTGATTTGCCATTTGTTATTACCTCTTACTTCTATTTAAGTACCTTGATACAGAGTATCAAATGGATTGTCGCCACCACCAGCAAATACTACAGAAGAACCAGAAGAACTATAAGAATCTTCACTCATATAAACAGGAACTTCTACAGGAACCTCAACAATTTGTGTCTCTCCATAGGGTCTTTCATAATCAGTATAAGATTGGAGAATGCTTGCAAGTTGTGGTTTTGTTTTTGCTACATTCAGTTTTTCTAAAATACCAGGAGCAAGCCTATCTAATCCCTCGGTGGTATCTGCATCAAAAACAAACTCAGGTCTACCATCTTCAGCAAGAGTAGCAAATGTTGGTTTACGTACTCTACCGCCTCTTAAATAAGCAACGTGAACGTGATTAGAGTGAAGTGCATTGGGTGCAGATTCATACTTTCCAAGTCCTTTAAATGCAGGTGATCCGTGGATAATCTCAACTGGTTGATATCCATTCTTCTTATTCCATTCCAATAATGCTCTGATTACTGGTGCTTGCTCATCTCTTCCACCAGAACTTGGGTGTGCTGGACCCCATCCACCAATGTCAAGTGCTCTATTTTGATTATGATATGAGAAATAATTACGTCTAAATTGTCCAGGATGTCTTGGGTGTTGGTGAATCTCACCAGTAACACCAATCTTACCTTTATTTGCTTTCATATAATCGCCCAAGTCACCAGCAATTTTTACACCACCAGTACCATAACCAGCACCAGTTCCGCCACCAACAAAGGTTCCTCCACCTGGACCAGCACCAGTAGAAGTTGCAGTTGCACTAAAATCCGGAACTGATCCTACTTTATTCGCACGATAATTGTTATACCACCCATAGTAATTGTCACCTGCTTTTCTTTGAATTCCGCCGCTTACACTATATCCCCTAAAATCTGTTCTACCTTGTATAAATTCTCTTGCATTCTTTTGTAATGTTGGATCCAAAATTGCAGCAGCAACCTTTTTCATAGCACCTTCAGATTGACCAGCTGCTATTCCTGCACTAGCAGCATCCTTAATTGCATACCACTCTTGATTTGGTTTTCCAGTTACACCTGGTCTAGGAAACTTCCAGGTAGGTTCATATTGCATTTGACCAAGAATCAAGTCCTTAATGGTCTTTCCAGTATAAGCTCCAGATGCAAGTCTATTATAAATTGATTGTGCAACGTCTGCCCATGCTTGAGGTTCTCCATCTTCTCTAGAAGCAACAGCAACTAATGTCCAGAAATCAGCGTCTCCTCCCTGAATATTAATCATATCTGGTGAACCAGGTGATCCAGCTCCAGGAACTCCCGCTGCTCCTTCCTTCTTTTCCTTTCTTTCTCTTATCAATCTTAAAGTTTTTTGTGCATTAGTTTCGAATTCATTTTTGAAAGTTCTACTAATCCAACTACTAACATCAACCCCTTTTTCCGCTGCTTCTAAAAATTCATCATCAACCATACCACCTTCAGCAAAAGCAGCAACTAGTCCACCTTTCAATTGACCCTCTTCGAGACCTCTTGCAATCAATAAGTTGAGACCCAATCCAACGTTTTCATAATCCTTTTGCGAAGGTTCTTCCTTTGCTTCTAATTTAGTTGAAACTGCAAGGAGTGGTCCAAAATATTTTGTTTTATCTAGTTGCTCCCCACTCTTGATTAAAGGATCTTTAGGATCTCCTTTAAATTGAGTCTTTGATGGTTTTCTTGCAAGAGCTCTCTTATACTTTCCTTTCTTTTTATCTCCACCAATAGTTCTTCTTGCTCCAGTTTGTGCTTTTCCACCTCTTGTAATTCCACCACCTGCTTTCTTTTGTACTTTTTGATTTTTTTGTTGTGGATTTTTTCCACCAAAGAACATATCATATAATGCTCCACCAGCCATATCTCCAAGAGTTCCACCAGCAAGTCCACCAAGCATAGCACCGGCAATAGA